CGCTGACAACCAGTATTGGTCTAAAAGCACCTTTGGCTAGCCCAACTTTTACGGGTACTGTTTCAGGTATCACTAAAACTATGGTTGGTTTAGGGTCTGTAGATAATACAGCCGATACTGCAAAACCTGTTTCAACTGCTCAACAGACTGCATTGGACCTGAAAGCAAATCTTGCTTCACCAACTTTTACTGGTACACCAACTCTCCCTACAGGCACCATTGCTACTACTCAAACTGCTGCGGATAGTTCTACCAAAGTTGCTACAACCGAATTTGTTACTACTGCAAACAACCTAAAGGCAAACATTGCCAGCCCAACATTCACTGGAACCGTCACAATCCCTGCTGGCGCTTCAATTTCGGGTTTTGCACCACTTGCCTCACCAACATTTACGGGTACACCAACTCTGCCAACTGACACTATCGCCACAACACAGAGCGCATCCAACAATAGTACGGCGGTTGCTACAACGGCGTTTGTCACCACGGGAATCCGTGATAGTCTACTTAAACTTTACATGGAGGTTATTTAATGGCATTTACACAAAAGCGTCTTGCGGGACCAACCCAATTGACAACAACGTCTTCTACGGTGTTGTACACAACACCAATTAGCACTACGACAATTGTTAAGCAAATTGTGCTCTGTAACACCACTGCTAGTGCTGTGACAGTGACTTTGGTGCTGAAGCCACTAAACGTGGCACAGGCAACCACACAAAACTTCCTTACGGCCCTGTCATTGGCTGCTAACGAAACAGTTATGATGTCTACGTCATTGGTGCTCAACAACAGTGGAGCAGCCGCAAGTGCTACCACTAGTGATCAAATTATTGGATACGCCAGCGCAAACAGTGCTGTAAACATCATCCTCACAGGTATTGAGGAGGCGTAGTGGCATCTTTCGTTCGGATGAACGGAACTGGAATATCAACGGCTGAAGGAACTTCATCCATTTCCAGCGCATTGGTTGCTACCGCAACGTATCTGAACCTTCCTGACCCTGTTTACGGAACTGGTATTGATGGTGATGCCACAATTTCGGTTAATACCACATTGACTACCGACAAGTTTTATAACAACCTAACAATAAACGACAGCATTACATTAAATTGTGGTGGTTACAGAGTGTTTGTTAAAGGAACACTGACTCTTGGATCTGGTGCAATTATTGGGTATACAACAGGTCAATCCACTGCTGGGTCCATTGCACAAGGTGGTGCAGCAACAACGGCTGTCATACATAGTCTTGGTGGTGCCAGCGCTTCACAAACTGCTACAGCACCAGTGGCTGGACTTGGTGGTTCTGCTTATTATCAACAACCATTACAAGCAATTAAGGGGTGGGCGGTCTCAGCATCAACAACGACACCTACATTCCTTCGTGGTGGTGCAGGTGGTGCATCGGGAGCAGGTGGCGGTGTAGTTATTATTGCTGCTCGTTACATTACAGTATCTTCAGGTACTGCTTATTTTAAAGCACCAGGAACTTCTGGTTCTGGTGGCGGTGGCGGTGGCGTAATCTTGATTGTGTCATCAGCATCAGTGCTTAACGCAGGCGTATCCACAGATGTCACTGGCGGAACGTCCTGCACAAGCGGAACTGTTAACTACATGCAGGTAGCCTGAAATGGCTGGACTAAGTAGATTTAAATCCGCACTAGTTCAAAAAACTGGAACAGACAAGGTTTTTGGCAACGGTCTGGACGGAACAGTAGTTGTCTCCACAAATACATCGTTATCTCGTGATATGTATTACGAAGCACTAACGGTAAACAGTTCCATTACTTTATTTACAAATGGATTTAAAATCTTTGTAAAAAATACATTAACAAATAATGGCACTGTTGGTATGCCTGCTGGAACAAGCATGACAACAGGAGTGCTTGCTGGTTCGGTGATGACACGCCTTGGCGCAAGTGATGGGTATGATGCAGCACAGTCAATTGGTACAGGTGGCTCATTGGCTATTGGCGCAGTTAAAGATTATGAAGCCCTTGTATATGGTGTCTATCAATCATCTAGCACATTAAATCGCTGGTTCGTGGGTGCACCTGGTAGTGATGGTGCTGACGGAACAGATGGTGCCGCTGGAAATGCTGGCGCTGCTGGAACTGCAAATGCTGGAGCGGCGGGTTCGGGCGGGGGTTCGGGCGCAGGTAATCCTGGAACGGCAGGAACTGGCGGTGCGGCGGGTTCGGGCGGTGCCAAAGGAACCAAGGGGACACATGGAGTAGGTGGAGGCTCCGTAGTTGTTGTTGCTAAGACCATTGTTGGTTCGGGTACTTTTGTTAGTGTTGGAACGTCTGGAACAAGTGGCAATCCTGGAGCAGGTGGCAATCCTGGTGGTAGTGGAAACGCTGGTACAGCAGGAAACGCTGGTACAAGTATTGGTGCAGCCAACCATGCAAACCCTGATGGTCACGCACACACATCTGCTCATAACCCAGGTGGTCACAACCCAGGTGGAACCGCTGGTGCCCACAACCCCGATGTAGCGGCACACCAAGCGTCACACCACACGGGAGGCAACTGTTCAGCGCATACTAAGTATGGTTGTAACGGACACCACCCTGGACACCATAACCCTGGACACCACTACCACCACAGTGGAAGTATTTACTATCATTCACACCCTGGAAATGCACACCCTGGGAATGTTTACTATCATACCCACACGCACCCAACTCCAGCCACACATAACCCTGCTTATCCAGGTGGAGCAGGTGGAACTGCAAATGCTGGGGGTTCGGGCAATGCTGGGGGTTCAGGAAACCCTGGTAGTGAAGGTAATCCTGGTAGTGCAGGCGCACTAATTGTGATGACTCGTAGTTTAAGCACACATGTTGCATCATCCGCTACAACACTTGTGCAAGATTTAGATAACTAAGGAATACTGTATAATGTCTTATCGTCGCAATGATAACCCCACCAATTCAGGAGAACTTTTTATGGCTTATGGCTTTAGTACTTTAGATGCAAATGACCTAGTTGAAGCAAAGGCACGAGTCAAATATCAACTTGAGCGAGACCTTTATGATGCAGCACTTAAACTACAACAAGACCCAGCAACCTTTGACTACGAGGATCTTGTTGTTCCCGAAAACGCTGAAACGGACCCGTTGTACGCCTATAAACTAAGTCTTAAGACCATTTGGAATCAGATTAAGTGGCTGGAAACTATTTAAGTTGTGCATAACTGTGCTACGTTTAGTAGCACTAACATAGGAGAAACAAAATGAAACCAATTGATTTGGGCAACTGTGTATACCTGTATGAGAATGCTTTTGCCCCAGGCAACTTTGTAAACTTATTAGAAGAAGAGTGCAAGAACGATTGGGGATACCTATCATGGTTTAGGACACTTGTAGGTTCTGGCGATAACTTAAGGGCAGACAACTACCGTTCTTCTTTGGGATGTGAACTGGCTCCACTGAATGTTCCCGAATCAGAAGTCTCAGTTGACCGTTTACTTCCTGTTCGTAGTGCTTGGGATAAGATTAGGACTGACACAGATAAGGCTGTGTGGCATTACAGGAACGAACATGCACTTAACTTAGCCAAAGATGAGGGTTACCGTGTTCTTAAGTACGGACGGGGTGCGGAGTACCGTGGTCACGTTGACCATCACCCATCCAATCAGCGTGTTCTTAGTGTTATTGGGTATCTTAATGATGGCTACGCAGGTGGAGAATTAGTGTTTCCACTGTTAGATATAACAGTTAAACCGAAGGCTGGGGCAGTTTTGCTATTTCCATCTAATTTTCCTTATTACCACTATGCAAACTCTGTGGGAGATATTTCAGACGAAATTAAGTATGCATTCGTTTCATGGTTTGTTTGATATGCAAAAGCACGTTTGTATTGTTGGATCAGGAACTGCTGGGTTAATTACAGCCATAATGCTTCGTGGAATGTTTCCACTGTATAAAATAACGGTAGTATCTTCCTCTTCTATCGGAATCATTGGGGTTGGTGAAGGTTCCACCGAACATTGGAGACAGGGATTTCAAACCCCATACAACATCAATGTTAATGAATTAGTTTCTGAATGTGCTGCTACACACAAGTATGGTATTAGGTTTGAGAATTGGACAAACCATACGCCAGACTATTTTCATAGCGTAAGTCTCCCAGGAATGGGTCCTAATGACTTTGCAGCAAATTATGCGTTTTGTCTTGAAAACAATAGATTGCTAACAAGTTCAATGATATCCCACCTATACAACAACAACATAGTAAAAGTCACGGGCGCAAATCAACACGATTCTGTAAACCAGTTTCACTTTGACACTAATAAATTAAATAATTATCTTACAGTTGTTGCTAAAACAAGGGATGTTACATTTATTGATGACGAAGTTACAAATGTAAAACAAGACACAGTTTCTGGTTTTATAACTGAGGTTGGTTTAACCAAGAATGGCTCAATCCTTGCTGATTTCTTTGTAGATGCATCAGGCTTTAGAAGGGCCTTAATGTCTCAAATTGTAAAAGAAGATGATTTTGTAAGTTACCGAAAGTACCTTCCAACAGATTCTGCGGCGGTGTTCCAAACAGAGTCAGATCCTTCTGGTGAAATCCGACCATACACCCGTGCACGAGCCTTGTCTAGTGGATGGGTGTTTGAAATACCTACGCAGGAAAGACGTGGAAACGGGTACATTTATGCATCTGACTTTTGCTCCGATGATCAAGCGGTCAAAGAAGTATCGGATCTTATTGGAAAAGAACTTACCCCAAGAATTATTAAATTTAAGTCTGGTTATTATAAGCAGGGCTTAAAACACAATTGTGTGGCAGTAGGACTGGCGGGTTCGTTTGTAGAACCTTTAGAAGCAACCTCTATCTCTACAACCATTCAACAAGCGAGAATGATTGGGCAATTACTTCCTACCTTTAATGAAGGAAGTAAGGCTCAAACAAAAGATTATAATAAGAAGTTTGCAGAACTAATGGACAACATTTTAGTTATGATTTCGTTGCATTACGTTTCTGATAGAACCGATTCCGAAATGTGGAAAGCACAACAAAACGCTGAACTTCCTGAGACATTACAGAATCTTTTGGAATTGTGGAAAGAAAGAGTACCTTCTATATTTGATTTTGCAGACACTGGGTATGGTCTATTTCATTCTGCACACTTGTGGCATGTTGCTCAAGGACAGGGAGTAATTAATCCCGAAGCGGCAACAACACAACTCAATGCTTTTGGCTCAAGGGATTGGGCAGCAGGGGCACTGGCTAACTTTAAAAGTGAACAAGTAAAAAATGGATTGGTGGATCATGGGTCTATTTTCAAACAAAAAAAGTAACGAAAATGTTACGATTAAGGCCGACATCTGGGAAGGCTTACCAATACCAAAGAAGCATGAATTGTTGGCTATTCCTTTATCCAACACCTTGTGGCACCCAAAAGTAGCCCTTTACAAAAATAACAAGAAAACACCTGATTGGTTTAAAGAAGTTGCTACTGGGGAATTGGGATTGCGAAGATGTTATGGTCTTGCAGATTATATGCGTACTGGGTATACCATTCCGTTGTGGGCACAATTAGACGTTCGGGAACCAATTTCAAAGTTAAATGCAAGTTGGGACGCTCGTTTTAATACTCCATCTTATTTGGTTGAACCACTAGACAATCAGGCGTATGAACAACTCATAAGCAAAGCAAACGTAGATCGTAATCAATTTGGGTATGACCAAGCAGGGGAATGTCCCGTAGCAGCAATGAAGCAAAGGAAAAAGTCAGATTACCTAAAATTGCAAAACCCGTGGTTGATTAAGACAGCACCAGGTTATTCGTCCTTATTTATAGCGCCGCAATGGGAACCCAACAGTAATTATTCTGTAATGGCTGGCGTTGTTCATACAGACTATTACCATCACTGCAACATCGTTTTGAATATTACGACAAATCAGCCCTTCTCTATTGACGAAGGAACACCAATGTTGCATGTTATTCCCTTTAAAAGAGAAAGCGCTTTAATCAAGAGTGAATTGCTAAAGGGTGATGAATCCACCCACAAACTCCTTGACAAACTTGGGTTTGACAATATTGAACAAGGATACAACTGGAAAGGCGCTTACAAAAGAGAGCAATCCAGACACGATAAAGAATTGCGGGATATTGACAATGGATAGGGTTATATATTGTCCTACGGAGGATCAATTAACTGAGGCTGAGGCACTGGCTAAAGAATGGCTATTGCCGATTCAAATTGGTGATTCTCCAAGAACTGAGAAGATTGATTTTAATAGAAAAGAAGTAATCGTTGTGACTGTTCCCGTTGATGTTGGGTTTGTTCCCGCATACTTTTCTGTTGAGATGTCTGTTCCATTTACTATTATGTATCTCAATGACTTTATGGATTGCTCATCTGTGTCTTTTCAGGTGTTTAGCAAAGACAACAGCAGCGTTGTCAAATCAGTCCGCCACGACAAGCACCGAATTGGTATTCCGTTAAGCATTGAAGTTTCTGGAGATTTTGTCCTAAAGTGCTTTGATGGTGATAATGTTTTGGATGAAATGACCATAAGCGTAAAACAATAGGAGAGTAGATGCTTAACTTCGTGGGCGGTAAGTCTCACCACATTGCTGTCATAGACGACATTATTCCAAAAGAAGTATGCGTGGGAATAATTAATGAATGCAAGTACCACTACGACAAGTTATTTTATCCAGGACCAACCATTGGTGGTGTTCAGTCACATATTAAATCGTCTATGGATTTTGACTTTGGTTTTCGTGACTTAGCCGAAAAAGGTATTCCTGCTGAACCTTTTATGAATTATGAGGAGAAGATAACACATGCGTTGTATGGAGCACTTGCTTTGTATGTTGAGCAAATCCATGAGTTAAACGCTTTATGCCCACAACTGCTAGATACTGGGTATCGTGTACAGAATTACAAGCAAAGAACTAATTATTACAGACGACATTATGATGGCGCTCCGTGGAATAGTGGGTTACTCAATCAACGAGTTTTGGGAGTTGTGATGTATCTCAACACAATTGAAGTTGGCGGTGGAACAGGGTTTCCAGAACATGATCTTGTGATACCTGCCAAGCAAGGTTCTATTGCGATATTCCCTGCTAGTTGGACACACCCACATATGGGCATGGTGCCAATATCAGAAGAAAAATGGATTATTAGCACATTTATGTACGCTAACCGAGATGAAGATATTCCTGCCACGCCCCCACAAACCATAGATCCAACTATCATCAAATTTTAAAACATGATTAACACCCGAACTTGTGGAACGTGCATTAAGTGCTGTGATGGTAACTTGGATGTTGTTATCAATGAACATGTTGTTCAAAAAGGGTCACCATGCCCGCATGTGTCCGTACACACTGGGTGTACGATATATCAAGACCGACCACCCATTTGTAGGGAGTTTGAATGCGCTTGGAAAAAGGACTTGCACATTCCAGAGTGGTTAAAACCAGAACACTCTAATGTAATCATTGTATACAAAGTGTTTGAAGGAATGGATTACACGCAAGCAATTGAGACAGACAGCGTTGTGTTAAGTGCCCAAGCCCTTAATTGGTTAATAACCGATGCAATTAAATGGAAATCCAATTTGGTATATCAAATAGGATCAAGAGGCTTTTATTGCATGGGATCTTCTGCATTTTGTAAAGCGTGGATAAAGGAACATAACGGGGTAGGAATTGCTTATGCAGAGTAAACTTGTCAGCCAATTCTTGTCACCCATAGAGTGCACAGAGATAAGAGAATCAATTGAATCAGAAGCATGGGGTGGCGATGACTGGGGTAGGAAATCATGCGATCTACCTAACAACTTAAAAATAGAAGAAGAAATGAAAAGGCAGTATGGGGAAGACTTAGTGTTCACTTATGCAAAATGGGTCAGGTATTCCACGCTGTACGGATCTCCAAAGGTTCCCCCTCACGTAGACATGCGCCCTTGTACCTATACTTTTGATATTCAATTACGCTCTACAGTTAACTGGCCCTTAGTTGTAAATGGTGTTGAGTATTTGATGGGAAATGGCGATGCCGTGTTATATGGTGGAGAAGATCAACTTCACTGGAGACCGCCGTACCCCACAAAAGACCCGATGAAGTTTGTTGAAGTTGCTTTTTACCACTATGTAAAACCAAACCATTGGTCACTCACTGGTAGCATGACCCCAAGCGATAGCGATACATTGGCTAAACAAAAAACAAAGAAGTTGCTAGATGAATACGAGAAAAAGATTAAGGGCGCTTAATGAAACAAATACTAGAACCACTTGACATTTATTGGGCACCTTATTGGATGAAGACAGATGTAACAAAGGACCTTAGCCATCTATTCCCTTCTCCAAAAACATTGTATGAAGAATGCCTAGAAAAGCAAATTGGTAACCCAGACCGATCTAACTTTATAAATTGCCCAGCCGTGTCCGAAAAGATGAAACACACATATGTGTTTAGAACCATACAGGAAACTAAGGTTTCGTTAAATGGTTCAGATGTTGCTTACGAACAAAACTTAAAGTGCCCAGCATACATAGAGCACCTACATGGGCCGACTATGGAAAACAATGAGCATCTTAACTATCACCATTGCTTATTGTTCTTCTCTTCAGAAAGCGTTATAGCAAGCATGACCGCTCCATACTTTGAGTTGCCAACCAGCCACAAGTACGGAATGATTGTTCCTGGAGAATATGATATTGGTCAATGGTACCGACCAATGAACATAGAGTTTAACCTGTGGAGTGGAGTCACTTCACTACATGTCAATGCTGGAGATGCCTTATGCTACATCCAGTTTCACACAGACCGACCTGTGAGGCTGCATCGGTATCACGTAACCGAAGAGTTAAGTACCCTTGCCATGTCCTTAGTGCACATTAGTCCTTTACGATTCCTTGCAAGATTGACAGAAAAATACAAGATGTTCAATAATGCCCAACTTAGAACCCGTGTTTTAAGGGAAATAAGAAAGAATATAGAGGAGTAGTAATGTTGAAACCATCAGAAATCATAGAAGTAACACGCCGTTGGGGGCATAAAGACTATTGGACCAAAGTAAACATTATTGAGGCTTGGGCTTTTATGACCAAAATTTCAATCATTGTTCCAGGTCTTATCTTTGATAAACAATGGTGGTGGATGTACCTTTTTGCCCTTGCATCAAGCATCGCCTTGGTTATCACGTCAACAATCAAGACCATGCCGACAATCATTTGGTTCAACTTTTGCTGGATGGTTCTAGCAACCACGGCTATCCTCAAGCACTTTTTCTGAGATTGATGGTAAAATAGGGGTCATGACAAAGATGCCTTGGCCTGTAGTTCCAATCAAATTCTGTGAACACCTAGAAGGTAAGAAGCCTTCCCAGATCACTCCTGCAATGCTTCGCAAGTTGTCGGTGGGTGGTCAGATGCACCACTGCGCCGCCCGTGCCTTTGAAGCAATGAAAGTTGCCGCACATGCTGATGGCGTTGTCTTGGCTCCGACTTCCAGCGGGGACACATTCCGCAGTATTGAGACCCAGACCAAAGGATTCCTTACTCGCTACCAGAAGGAAGTAATTCCAGACGCCACCACCCGTACATGGAATGGTGTGAAGTGGTACTTGAAGAAGGGTAACGCTCCTCTAGCGGCTCCTAACGATGACGCTAAGACCTGCTCACGACACATGCTTGGTATTGCCATTGACATTGCCAACACTGGCAATAAGAAAATCATGGACTGGCTCTTGGCTAACGAACAGAAGTTTGGTTTTAGCCATGAAGTAGTGGACATGCCAGGTGCTGAGAGTTGGCACATCCGCTTTACCGAAGGTAAGGCAATGCCTCAAGCAGTCCTTGACTACGAGGCAACGCTTCCTCCACAAGCGTAGTGTAGAGCCTTATGGCACCACGACCTAAACCAGGACTAAGTAAGTCAACAAGAGATCGTTTAGTTGAGGGTTTAAACTATTACTCAGGTCAAGGTCTCATCCAAGAAGAGCGTGCTCGTAAGCGTGTAAACGAGAAAACATTTACACCTAGCAGTCTCACTCCAATTCCATGGGATCCTAATACCACGTACTACCATCCACCTGATGAAAGTAGCCGTGTGGAAGCCTTTCGTTATGCTGCTTTGGAGGGCGCAAATGAAAATATTGGGTACACTGGCACACTATTTGTTCGCTTTATCAAGCATGGTACGCCTTGGAAATACCTAAATGTTCCATCACACATTTATCAATCATTTGCGTCGGCTCAGTCAAAAGGGCGCTATATTAACTCGGTACTCAATAACTTTCCAAACAGTAGGGCATCGGGCGATGAAGAGAGCACGTTTTTCGTACAATCTCAAATGTAAGCATGAATAAGGTCCATGGCTTTGGACGCATTTATTGGATCATCAGGGATTTTGTAGATCTGCGTACACCTCTGATGTGTACAGGTTTCATGAAAGAAACCGACTACCCATGGCGACATGGTAAAGGTGTCCAAATTAGAACATCTAAATACACTCTGCAAATAGGATTGTGTAAGCGCCGTGAGGTACTCACTGAAACAGACGGTATATTACAAGCCATAGGAGGGCGTGATTTGGATACGCCCGCACGAGAGATAGGGATGTGGTGATGAGTTTTTTTGTTAAGAAGACAGAACCAAAAGAGATAAAGATTCCACAAAGGATCCGTAACTTGGACCGTGCGTCACTGCTCCAGTGGTTTGATAACAGTATTATGAGTCTTGGAGCCAGTTTTGATAAATGGCGGTATCACGATGGTCCTATCGGAGAAGTGGATGATGCCATCATTGCACTCAATAATATTTGGGAAGAATTACAGGGAAGAGTTGACGCCCATAATTAATTCTGGTACCCTCACACTTATGACAAACAACACGGAAACCAAACCAGTAATTACCAATCTAGATAAAGGTGATAAGCGCCGACTCACTAACGCTATTAATGACCTTTTCATGCTCACTGAATCTTACGCTTCTAAGATATTCACGACATCCCCTGATGATGCAGAAGCCACTCTTTTGGACATCAAAAACCTCACGATGCTTCTTGAAGATGCCGCCGCTCTAATTGCACAAGTTCGCCCAGCCAGAGTTAGTCAACCAAGCCCTGACCAAGGTCAGATGAAGTTTGACAACGACGCCTATTAATCGTCTATGCTAGGTCTGTGCTTACAGACGACGAACTAGACGAAAACCTTTTAGCCGAAGACGTAGCCGAAGAGTTAGACGAGACTTCGGCGGAGTTTCTTGACGAATTGGTTAAACGGATTATTGTATTTACTGAAGAGTTTTGTGATATTGAATTCTTTCCGTATCAGGTTCCCATTGCTTATCGTTTGATTGAATCTGTCGTTCTTGGTGACGGTGAAGAAATAACTGTTGTCGCAACACGTCAAAGTGGTAAGTCCGAAGTGCTCTCTAATGTGATGGCTTCCATGATGGTTATCTTGCCCAAATTGGCAAAGGTGTATCCGACATGGTTAGAGAAGTTTGAGCGAGGTTTTTGGTGCGGCGTGTTTGCTCCTGTAGAAGATCAAGCCGACACTGTCTTTAGTCGTATCGTTGGCAAGTTAACAAGTGAGCATGCCCTTGACTTCCTCCTAGATCCTGAGATTGATGACAAAGCCACATCAGGTGGAGCACGAGGTAAAGGACGCATCATCACTTTGAAGCATTCAGGTTCTCTCTGCCGTATGCAAACTTGTAACCCAAAAGCCAAGATTGAATCAAAAACGTATCACTTCATTCTGATTGATGAGGCTCAAGGCGCCGACGAGTTCATGATTGCCAAATCTATTAAGCCAATGCTTGCTTTTAATAACGGAAGCATCTGCCTCACAGGAACGGCTACCCGAAACAAGTGCTACTTCTACAAGATGATTCAGTACAACAAAAGACGAATGGTCAATGGTGGTCGTAAGACCCGCCCTGCACACTTTGAGTACGACTGGAAGATTGCTGCTAAGTACAACGCCAACTATGGCAAGTTTATTGCCAAAGAAAAACTACGCATCGGGGAAGACTCTGATGAGTTCCAAATGTCTTATCAAAACAAGTGGGTCCTTGATAGAGGTATGTTTGTCACAGATGAGCGCTTAGAGAGGCTCTATGACCCCTCTATGGGGCTTGTAAAGCAATGGTGGAGGACACCCGTAGTGGTTGGTATTGACGTTGCTCGCTCTAACGACTCCACGGTAGTGACGGTCTGCTGGGTTGACTGGGACCACCCAGACCCTTTTGGCTTCCACGAGCATCGTGTCCTCAACTGGCTGGAGATTAACAACGAGGAATGGGAAACGCAATACTTCCAAATCATTGACTTCTTGCGCAACTATGACCCTCTCAGAATTGGTATTGATTCTCAGGGTGTAGGTGGCGCTGTGGCTGAACGCTTCAAAGTTCTCTTGCCAGATATTGAAGTAGTTTCCGTATCCTCAGACTCTAAAGCGCAGCACGAGCGTTGGGTTCATCTAACAGAACTGATTCAGAGAGAGCAATTAATTATTCCAGGGCACTCTAAGGCTAAACGTACCCGTGGTTGGAAGCGCTTTAACCAGCAAATGGGTGATCTAGAAAAGGCTTATCGTGGTCCGTACATGTTGGCAGAGGCTCCTAATGAAAAAGGCGCTTTTGACGACTACCCCGATTCCCTTGCTATTGCTTGCTTTATGACCATGACGGATACCATGCCCCAGATACAGGTAGCGGAATCTCCATTCTTCGGTCGCTAAATGGTGCTAATCTTAGATATTAATTAATTCAACCCTCACGGAGGCTTACGTGAACGTAGCACCAGCACCACAATTCCCAGAGCGCTCACCGAACGTTTTTGAACGTTCAATGGCGCCAAGCATCCCAGGCAACCGAGGACCGTTGCGTTTTGAAGAAGGTGTCGCAACTGACACTGACGTTCCAAACGACTTCGCCAAGGGCGCATACATGGATCCGACATCTGCTCCAGGTCGTCAGAACCATAACAACCCTGAGATGTTTTACAAGTACCCAGAAGAGACTATGCGTGAGCGTGCTCACGTTGGCTCCGCTTCATGGATTGAAGCCCCATCGGTTTTGAGCGAATTCGTTCAAGGCTCAATGGCAGGCGACGGCATGCCAGCATTTGAGTACGAGTACAACAGCGGCGGTCACATGAACCGCATGAACCCAACAGTCGTTAACGACTAAGTATGGAAGGCGGCGCCGACGCAGGCGCCAGCACATCCGACAGCGATGTTAATGGTGGGGGGAGTCCAACGACTCCCCCTACTAATACCCAAAGTGGGATAGCCATCGGTCAGGTGTACGCTGGGGCTGGATTCTTTGCTGGTGCGGTTAAATCCCGCAAGCAACATTTCCACGAGACTCAGCAGCAGTACCGACGCCCTGATTACGGGACAGGTGACCGCAACCCAATGATAGGACACACGCCAGGTCCTAAGGGCGGCATTGATATGAAGCGCAATATGTCTGGTCTGGGTGTGGGTTACACAGATGCTCTTGACTTGTTTAAGCCACAAGGCACTTCTGTCAACAAGAAATCTAATGGTGTAAAACGCCAATACCGTGCTATTGATCCTCAGCGTCGTCGTAACGCAGGTACCCGTGCGTACATCAAGAACAACCCTAAAAACAAAGACGGCATCTGATGGCGGCTAAGAAAAAGGCTAAAGGTCCTAAAGTAACTGCACCACCACCAGGTCGTGCTCTACAGATGTCAGATTTGACTACCCGAGAACAACAAGTCGCTAACGAGAATATGGCTGACTGGGGAAAACAAAAATCTAAGGTAGAAGGTTATAGAACATCCCTTGAAAAAGGAAGTGCTCAAGATAAAGATAAAAAACTAAAGACTTTAGAAACAGTTGCGCCGTCATTAACAGATGCAAATGTAACCCTTACAACTGCCGCTAATCGCCGTGTCAATTTAATGTCTCAAGGTGCCAAAAGAGTACGACGAGATGCAAAACGAGGTGGAACAGAATCACGAACTCGTGACGCAGGTGCTGGTTGGTACTTTTCACATCATGGCGACCTTGCAAATATCTCGCAGTCTACGGGGGTTGATAAAGACCGTGTAATTACTGCATCAGCAGTAATGTCCCCAATGAATAGTCCTGAAAGTGAAAAAAAGGCTGTCGCTTCTTTAGCCCATCTTCACTCAACTAACCCTACATTGTCATTCTCAGAGACCGCTCAAAAGCATTTGGGATTGCGGTCTGCTTCTGCTAGGTATTCAGACTTAACTTCCGCACAAGCGGCTCAACTTGGAAACCCAAAACTACGTGACCACATATCTGGGGTGGACGTAAGCGTTTTAGCGGGGCAAGCAAAGGGTGGTAGCCACGAGCAAGTAGGTAGAGCAATAGATGTAATGCGTGGAAATATACACCATACAGAGGCTATTGACCCCCATAGCAGTCCAAAAGTGTGGAGTTACCACCACAATATTAAACAGTCAGTTCCTGGTACTGCTGTACATCAAGAATACTTAACTCGTGCAGATGTCGCTCTTTTTAATCCTGATCAAGGTCGTTTAGACCTTTGGGGACTTAAAGATTCTATGGAAGGACCGTTAAACCCTAAAGGACACACAGCCTCTGACACGTGGGAAGGTGCAATTAGTTCTGGACAGCAATTAGAGAGTGTTGGTAAAACACGCACATCTCCAGCAAAGGTTGTGGCTTCAGATGCTCCATACACCCCTTCATCAAAAAAGGGAACTAAAGGAATTATTGGCACCGCAGATGTATCACCTGAAATGGTTACTCATGCATGGCATAACGAAGCCAATATACGTGCGGGAGCAAAAATGTCTGCTAGAAGCGGGGAAGTCATTCCCGCTACGCTCAGTCAAGAAACTGGGTGGACTGAAGCACGACGTGTTGCAGGGAAAGACGCTGCTTATGGATCTAGAATGGCGCATTTTGCAAACGGGCATAAAAAGGTTAAAAACACTGACCAACCACGACTTCCTGGGATGTAAGTATGACCGATGCATGGGCGCTTATTATTGCCACACTTATTACTTCTGTAACAGGAGCACTTGGTCTTGCCATTAAGCAATTTATTGCTATGCGCAAAGAGAACCGTAATGACCACGGCATGGTCATGCTTCAATTAAAAAGTGTAAAACGTGCTGTTGAGAGCAACAGTGAAAAACTAGACACTGTAGGCGAGCGCCTCCACAATCATTTGGATTGGCACATCACAAAAAAGTGATGCTAGACACGCCCGTGAATAGGGTGTTAGGATGTTCCTGACCGTAATTCTGAATTACAAAAGGTTAGGTATTTGTGAAACAAGAAGACCATAAAAGTAGTTTATTGGATGCACTATTAAATCCTAAAGATAATGCAACATCCGATACTTGCAAGTTTACTCGCACCAAAATGAAGATGTCTTCTAATGAGCAAGAGGCGATAGACAAAGCCATTGAACTTATCCGAGAAGACAACGGTTTGGGCAAAAGTAAAACGTACAGTGCGTCATGGCTTACTAAAGTCATGCGTCAACATGGATACAGCGTAAGTATAAGTACCATCCAACGGCATGTCAATAAGGATTGCTGTTGTTACCAAGGAGGCGCACAATGAGTGAACTGGCAGACGCATTAAGTAATCCACCACAAGACAAGAGCAAACTTCTTGGCAAGTTGGTGGAAATGTTGGAACGTAAAAACATTGACATCAACGAAATTGGTGATGTTAGAAAAGTAAAGTTGTATCAGTCACTTACAAAAGACGCTGATGGTGAAGCACAAATTCATGATCTTGCAGCAATTCAGTTCAGCCCTAAATGGGAGACTGGTCCTGAATGGCCTGTTGTAAAGCAAGGTCCTGCTGTCAAGATGCCACCAGTAACAGCCAAAGCAAAGAAGCCAACGACATTCAAAACATGTGTAGTTGTTCCCGATATTCAGATTGGGTATTACCGTGGTCGTGATGGTCAGTTAGAGCCAACTCATGATGAGAAAGCAATCCAGGTTTGTTTAAAGATGATTCAAGATACACAACCTGAAGTCATTGCATGTGTGGGAGACAACTTGGACTTTCCTGAAATGGGCAAGTACCTGACATATCCTGCGTACGCACAAACTACACAAGCATCTATTGATCGTGCAACCTTCTTCTGTGCACAGATGAGAGCAATGGCTCCTAACGCAAAGATCATTTGGCTTGCAGGAAACCATGAGGAGCGTATGCCTAAGTACATCCTTGTTAACGCAGGTGTTGCTTATGGTCTGCGTAAGGGAAACATTCCTGAGTCATGGCCTGTGTTAAGTGTCCCTTACCTTTGTCGCATGGATGAATTTGGCGTGGAGTACCGTCCAGGTTATCCAGCAGCAGATTTCTGGGTTAATGAAAAACTCCGTATTATCCACGGTGATCGTGTGAAGTCGTCAGGCTCCACAGCACACGTTTACCTCAACCAAGAAAAGACGAGCGTCATCTATGGTCACATACACCGAATTGAAACAGCATTTAAAACTCGTGAAGACTTTGATGGACCAAGAACCATCATGGCGGCTTCTCCTGGTTGCCTTGCTCGGATTGACGGCGCTATCCCTAGCACTAGGGGTGGGGTGGATCTAGACGGACGTCCGTTAACTCGTTACGAGAACTGGCAACAGGGTCTTGGAGTCGTTCAGTACGAAGACTCAGGAGCACATCGCTTCTCCTACGATGTCATTCCAATTTATGACGGTTGGGCAATGTACAACGGCAAGGAATATCAGGCGGACTAATGACCACGATTATTGGCGTACAAGGTGATGGTTTTGCTGTCGTGTGCGTTGATTCTCGTATTTCTTCTATGGACTCTACTGGGTTATCCCAGATTGGTACCTTGAGAGAAGGGTCTAGCAAAGTTGCAGTAAACGGCAAATACTTGTTAGGAGCGGCTGGGGACGTCCGTGCAATCAATATCTTGCACCATGTTTTTCAACCACCTGCACCCCCTCCAAATATCAAAGGCAAGAAACTGGATCAGTTCTTTACTGCCAAGTTCATTCCGTCTTTACGAGAATGCTTTGATTCCCAAGGCTATTCCATTCCTGATCGTGAAGACAAAGAGCATATGGCAGAACAAGGGTCTACCCTTTTAATTGCTGTCAACGGAGTTATCTACATCGTGGATGGGGATTACTCGTGGGCGTCAGAAGCCAATGGTCTCTACTCAATCGGTTCAGGATCTGCTTATGCTTTGGGGGCTATGCAGGTCTTAACACATAATAAGAAGCAAACTGTTCAGCAGGCTAAAACCCACGCTATTAAGGCTTTAACTGTCGCTGCTCGCTTTGATCCTCATACGGGCGCCCCATACCACACGTATATTCAAGAGCAAGAAAACACCCGTACCCGTAAAACGGTATAATCAATCTAAACCTATTCAAGGAGTCATCATGGCTGATCTCAATAAAACACACGCAGACGCAACAATTAAGGGTGCCGCTATTGGTCTCTTGACTTATGTCGCTGCAAAGTACAACGTTGCACCAGAAGCAGTTGCTGTGGCAATCCCACTAGTAGCCGCTGGTTTGTCATTTCTCTCAACCAAGATTGGTGATAAGAACACTGCACTTTTGTTGAACCTTGCAACAAAAGCAATTGCTGCTGTCCCTGCTGCAAAGGCACCTGCTAAAAAGACACCTGCTAAAAAAACCAAGTAATGGCTCGTAAAATACCTCACGGTACTGCTGAGGGTTGGACGTATCCAATAGATCCAAAGACCGTGTTACACAACACGTTAACGGGCACTGGGTACACTGTCAACTTGCAGACGGGTAAAACCCCCACCACAGGAACAATGGTCTCCATTCCTGGGCATGAGCACACTGTCCGTACTGACAGTATTACACCTGGTGACATTTCCGATTTTGCTACATCTGAAGAGCACAAGGCAGCGCTAACTAAAAGAGAGAGCAATCTAGGTACTTGGAATACTGGAACAGACGTATTTCTTGATGTATCCCGCAGGTACCCCGATACCACAAGAGGAGCACGGGCGGCACGGTCAGCCGCAATGCGTGGCGACCAGTTTGCTATCTACAACGTTGACCGAGGTTTGACTGAGCAAAATGTGGCGGCTCCTAAAGTTCAACAACAGTATTTGCAAGATAAGAACATTGAACTATCTGAAGGGGCAGGTCAGGACTACTTGGAAAGCACATCCCCTGTTGGGTTGCATGTAACTACGGGGATCCGCACAGCGCCAGACAAGGGAACTCGTGGCAAGCGTAAAGCGGGCACAGGTCAAGGAACTATTGTCTGGACTGGTGAACCTAACCAGTAGCAGAATGCCTTATATTAATAACCTTCCCTTAGATATCAGGCTACAATTTATACATCCACAAACTTTGATAAGGTGTAACTGATGGCTGTTGATTTCTGGTCTCCGTCTTACCGTGCATCTTCAAGCGACCTCACTGTTGCTATTAGCCCTCTGGGCTTGGTGGAGTTGGCAGACGAAGAGTTTGAAGTACATGGACCACGCTTAAACCGCTACAGCGCAGCGTGGGCTTGGTATTTAGGGCACCACTGGAGTTATCGCCGTGAGATGGGCGAGTCACAGTTCTATCTGAACTATGTCCGCACCATGTCGGATTACATCACTAACTTTTGTTTTGGTAAGGGTGTTCAATTTAAAACACCTGAACAGAACGGCGCCATCATTCCACACTTGCTTCATCGTGTATGGGATCAAGACAACAACAAGCACTATGTGTTGTGGGAAATGGGTCAACTTGCTTCTGTAACTGGTGACTGCTTTGTCAAAGTTGCGTTTGAAGAACCTTACGTGGACTCCGTAGGAATTGGGCATGAGGGTCGTGTGCGAGTTATTCCTTTGAACCCAGCACACTGCTTTCCTGAGTATCACCCGCATGACCGTGACCGTTTAATTCGTTTTAAACTCAAGTATCGTTTTTGGGGAACTTCGCCAGAAGGTACTCGTCAGGTATATACCTTTACTGAAATCCTTACTGACGACACTGTTCAACAATTCATCAATGACGAAATCATTGATCAATACGACAATGTGTTGGGAACTATCCCCATCGTGCATATCCCGAATACGACCATCTCGTCGTCCCCTTGGGGTCAATCTGACGTCTGGGACATCATCCCATTGAACCGTGAACTTAACGAAAAGATGGTTGAAGTATCTGACATCATTAACTACCACGCTGCTCCAGTAACAATTATTACTGGTGCAAAGGCTTCACAACTAGAGCGTGGTCCTAAGAAGGTTTGGGCAGGTCTTCCTAAAGACGCTAACGTTTTCAACCTTGAATCTCGTGGTGAGATGGCTGGCGCATTAGAATACATTCAAGTTATTAAGCGCACCATGCACGAAATAACAGGTGTTCCTGAAACAGCCCTTGGTCAATTCCAGCCAGTATCTAATACTTCAGGTGTTGCTTTGGCTATTCAGTATCAGCCAATGATGAATCGTTTCATGATGAAAAAGATTCACTTTACTAAAGGTTTAGAGCGGGTAAATGAACTCATCATTCGTACCGTGGCTATCTTTCAACCAGAATGGCTCACCTATAACCCTTCACTTGGTGCTGAACCTGAGCCAGACCAACTCCCTCAATTAGACCCTCGGGATCCAAGTATCTATAAGACCACAGTGCATTGGCCTGAGCCATTGCCTGTAGATGTGCTTATTAAACTTAATGAGGTTCAAGCCAAAATGGCATTGGGTCTGGAATCTAAGCGTGGTGCCTTGCGTACCTTGGGCGAAGAGTTCCCCAATGAGAAGATGCTTGAGATCTTTGAAGAACTTCAAGATGACGCCTTGGATCAGGGCGCTCTTGACATGATGCGTGCCCAAATCCAGCAAGCCATTATGTTGGCTACTGGAATGGTTACGAATCCAGACGGAGGGGCGGCTCCCGCACCCACACCTTCTGGAGATGGTAATGTGGCTTCATCTGATAGCGGTAACGCTCCTTTACCAGGAGTGCCACCAATAGAAGAGGAGTTAGTAAACAAGATAGTTTCACGGGCATACGGAGCAAGGTTCGCCCAACGCCGTAACCCAGACGAAGACAATTAAGGTTCAAAAAAACAGTTATTAACCGCCAAACAAACTAGGTAAGGAAATCATTATGGCTAAGAACGTCAGTCCCGAAGGGGACATTATTACTGTACCTGCGGACGCACCGATGGTGGAACGCTTCGTAGAAAGTGCTATGAGTAAGCCCAGCAAAACCTTCACTGAAGAAGAAGTTGAAGGCATCCGCAAGCAAGAAAAAGATAAAATGTACAAGCGCATTGAGGAAGCGGATTCCCGTGTGAAGTCAATGGAAGACCAAATGAGTGTAATCTCCTCAGAGCGTGAGGCAGCCCGTAAAGAGGCTGAAGAACGTAAGTCCAAGGAATCAGAACTTCTTCGCCAACGTGAAGTAGACGAACTGAGTGCCAAGGAACTTATCGCCAAGCGAGAAGACGAATTCAACCTAAAACTCAAAGAAATTGATGGCGACTACCAGCGACGCTTTGCAGAGATTGAAGCCCAGCGACAGGCCCAAGAGGCGATCATTGAAAAAGAGCGCCGTCTCCAAGAACTCAACTCCTACCGCCAGCGTCGTCTGGGGGAGGAACAAGAGAACATCATCCCTCAACTCGTTGATCTTGTGGCGGGTAGTTCGGAAGATGAGATTGAAACATCTATTAGTGTACTTCGTGACCGAAGTAATGCTATTATTGAATCAATCCAACAAGCGACTGCGCAACAGCAAGGTCGCTTGAGGGGGGCACCAGTAACGGCGCCTCCTATAGGGCCAATGGAAACTCAGACGGAATACCAACAGTTGAATGCGGATGATATCCGAAATATGACGATGGACCAATATGCAAAAATGCGTGATCGGCTACTCAATGCCCGCCCTAATAGGGGCAGGTTTTAAACCACATACCCAAACTTAATCCTAGGAGGATTATAATATGGCTTTCCCAGCCCCAACAGGTGGTGCGGTAACAGGAGCAGATCTGTCGTCAATCACGACTACTGGTTACTCCTCAGACGCAACACTTTCACCAGCAATTCAGCAAATTTGGTCAAAAGAGATTTTGTTCCAAGCAATGCCAGTCCTTCGTTTTGAACAGTTCGCTGTCAAGAAGACAGAATTGGGCGTCATGCCAGGACTCACCGTCAACTTTATGCGTTACAACAACCTCACGGTTGGCGATAGCGGTTCAGAGTTGGTAGAAGGCGTCCGCATGGAACCATCGGCTTTGACTGCTTCGCAGATTCAAATCACCGTGAAAGAACAAGGTAAGTCGGTTGCAGTAACCGAGTTGCTCTTGAACGCATCATTTGATGACGTTATGGCATCGTCCAGCCGCTTGCTCGGTCGTCACATGGCACAGTCCATGGACGTTCAGGCACGCAACACGCTGTACGCCGCAGGCGTTCCATTTGGTGGCGGTTCAGCAGTAGCACCAAGCGTTGTCTTCGGTCGCAAGACCAACGGCAGCACTCGTGGCTCCATTGCTCCATACGAGTACTCGGCAGCAGGCTCGGCTTCGGCTCCTGGCTACCTCTCACCAGCAACCATCAAAGACGCAGTTCAGGTCCTTGCTGGTCAAAACATTCCACGCCTTGGCGACACCTACGTGTGCTTCGTTCACCCAGCCCAGAGCCGCTCGCTCCGTGACTGGCCTGAATTCATTGAAGTCACGAAGTACGCTGCTCCTGGCAACTTCATGCTCGGTGAAATCGGTCGTATCTACGACGTAGTGTTCATTGAGACCACGCAAGTTCTTCAGGGTGGCACTGGAATCGTTGACGTAACCCCAGGTGGTTCAATCAACGATCCAACAGCAACATCATACTCAGCCATGATGATCGGAGACAACGCATTTGGTCAGGCTATTGCCTTGCCAGTTGAACTCCGTGACGGTGGCGTCATTGACTTCGGTCGTGAGCATGGTCTTGCTTGGTACGCAATCTGGGGCTTCGGCGTAATCACGCACGAATCCCGAGTGTTGATCAACACCAAGGGTGGCGCTATTGACGCTAACTTCTAATCTTTAGAAGTAAAATGCAGTAGAGTATGGGGCGGGGGAAACCCGCCCCATATTCATAAGTAAACTCAAACAACTAGGAGACAATGATGGCAACCAAAAAAGACAACGTAAGTCAATTTGTAGAAGTAGACGAAGAAATTCCTGCTGTAGAGGTACAACCCCTTGAAGTGCAAGCCGATCAAGTAAGTGGTCGTGTAAAAGGCACTTGGCTTATGTTCTGGGGTTCAAACAGTTACGACTTTAAAGATGGTGTGCGCTACAACCTTCCTCGTGATCTTTATGATTACTTGAAGAAGAGTGGCAATATCTACGACACACTCTAAAGTGTCGGGCAGCGTGCTCTGTAAATAAGTATACTTAGAGCACATACTCTCTAGACCCATGAGGTAATCAATGCCTGGTTTTACCGTTCCTAATGCAACCGATTATGCAGGCGGGACCATTGCCTCATTGGACCAGTCAGAGCCAGACTCTTTAGACTTCTCAAGTGTTGCTAACGACCGCAATGGTGTAATTAGCGGAGGAGCCTATAGTTCAGTTACTACAGCCGCAAGTAATACCCCTGCGGCTTACCTTAACATTGCCTTAGATGCTTCCGAAGTGCGCATTAATGGTGTCTACGGTTCTATCAGTGGCGCAACCCTCATTGTGCCAGCGGCTCCTACTAACACAGACGCACGCTTTGACATTCTTGTTGCGTATAACAACACAGGAACATTTCAGTATGCCGTGGTATCGGGCACTGCAAGTTCTACAAACCCTGTGTTTCCAACACTTCCAGATACTCAGATTCCTTTGTATGTGGTGTATGTTAAGAACACATTTAATACTTCTAACACCACATCACTTCTTGTAGACAAGCGAACCCTTAAGTTATCTTCATTAACTCGTACAGGCTCAGGTGCTCCTTCATCAGGATTAGGATCAGTGGGCGATACCTTTGCCACGACTACCACAACGGCTAATGTTGGACAATCACAGGTTTATATCAAAACTGGTGCGTCTACTTGGACAACACTTGCTCAATACGTAAACACAGTTTCTACTAATACAGCCAACTCTGTTGTATACCGTGACGCAAGTGGCAACTTTGCCGCAGGTGCTGTAACTGCAACATCCTTTACTGGTTCAGGTGCTTCGCTTACAAGTATCCCTGGGTCTGCCCTTAACGCAGGTTCTGTAGGAACGACACAACTGACAGATGCCTCAGTAACGGTCGCCAAACTGGCTACAGGAACGGCTCGGGCAGGGTTTAACTCCACAAGGGCTACTGCTACCATCACAAGTAATAATTACACGGTATCAGTTAATGACCTTGGCAAACTTCTTGAGTTTAACCCCACAGCAGCAAACATGACTGTTACTGTTCCAGGAACAGGTTTTACTGACGGTGACCGTATTGACCTTCTTGCAATTAACTCCTCTGCTTACACAGTTACTATCCAAGGTGACTCTGGTGTAACGGTAAATGCTGAGGGTAATAGAAAGACTCTAAAGGCTCAATGGGCTGGAGCCACCCTTATAAACCGTGGAACCAATACGTGGGTGCTTATCGGCAACCTGATCGCCTAGGGCCATGATTCCAGGAATCGTAGAATCCTCAAGGTGGGTCGCTTCTTTTAGCGATACTTTTAATCGTGCTGATGCTGCAAACATCAATACGAATAACCTTGAATGGCAAGAGATTATTGGTGACTGGCAAATCTCTTCAAATACGGCATACTCCCCTACGGCTGCTTCCTCTTATCCCCTAGCAGCCATTAACACCTTTAAAGAAAACACTTCTGTTATTTCATATAATGGCAGTGCAGGTGCTGGCTTTGGTGTTGCTTTTTGGGTAGTTGATTCAAACAATTGGTGGGCAGTAGTTAGTAACACCACTACAAGTACTTCAACTGGCACAGTTTATTCTTGCCCTAATGGTGGCACACTTTCAGGAACAACCTGTCTTAACACTTGCTACAGCACTTGCTATGACACTTGCTATGAACAGTGCTGCTCAGGTGGTTCGTGCCCAGGTGGCTTGTCAGGATCATGCGGTGGTGGCGGTTACGCTTTTGGGTGTTATCAACCAGGAGGCTGTGGTTGCCCGCCAGGGACCGCAGGAGACGTGTCCACCTGTACATGTTATAGCGATTACCAAGGTGGACCAAGTACCCTTTGCATTGGTAGCACGTGTGGTTATGGATGTTGGTACAACTGGCCTTTTGCTACGTCTTATGCATTTGCAGGAGGCTGTTATGGTTCCGCCACTAGTGGTGTTGTAGCCGCAGGTTGGGTGGCGGGAACAGTCACATCCACAAGTAATTGTAACCCTTACTCTTGTAACCCTTACTCTTGTAACCCATACGCATGTAACTCCGCTGCAACTGCAACAAACAACACCATTACAACGTATGCGCATACTCTAACGTTACTTAGAAAATTAGCAGGAACTGTTTCAGTAGTAGAAACGCAGACGCATGGAGCAGACCAAACTACTCCTATCTACTTCACTTCCCTGTCAGTATCCACTGTAGGTAACGTCATTAGTTATTCAGGTTTGCGCAATGGTTCTACAAATGCTTATACTGCTACAGCCGTATCTCCTACTAAGGGAACAAAACACGGTATCATAATGGCACCAGTAACGGCGGGTACGCAAGCAAATAGAGTAGACCGATTTGACTACAACGGATAGGAACACAATATGGAACAACAGTTAACAGCAGAGGAAAGACTTACAATTTGTAAAGGTTGTGAGCGTCTTTTTAAGCCCACAATGACGTGTAGAGAGTGTGGTTGTTTTATGAAAATTAAAACACATATTAAATCTCAACAGTGCCCAATAGGAAAGTGGTAATAATATGTCTTATAAAATAATTAAAACAAGTCTTGGACCTTTGATTGAGAACGAAGGAGGCTTTTACTCCCTGACAGACCACTACGATCTTTTTGACATTATTGAAAAGAATGCAGATTTCATGGTCGCATTAAAGCAACACCTTTTGGATACTTCTACAGAGATGCTCAATGAACTCAAAGAAGGTTTTGAAATGGGCGGGGTGCTGCCAGCCAATGGGTTATACGCTTACCTAAACTCTTTTGGCACATACATACAATTTCTTCAACAACACTGGGGTCCTTACCAGCAAGCATTGACCCAAGCGAAAGCCACACAATGACACTAAAACGACCTATTCCTAAGCCCACGGGAACCGTTGTGGACATCACAAGAGTACGTGGAGTCATGTCACATCGCCGCCGAGAACAACAACCAGAGGTAAACCAACCGTCACGAGACTCTACGCCTGGGGCTGGTTCAGGCGATCAGTAATTTGAAGTAAACTATAGGCATGGCTATATATTCCGCTGCAATCCTTAATGATGTTATGACTGTAGCGAGAAACTACCTTCGTGACTTTCCTCGCTTTTTTCAAGTATCTTTTGATGCTGTAGGGCGTACCTACGAACTAGGGCACCCTAATATTGATCAGGACACTATGTGGATTGCCTCCAATGTAGGAGCCTCAGTAACTACTCTTTCCACTTCGCAGTACTCTTTAGATAACCGTAATGGTATTTTGCGACTTGCTGCAACACCTGCTAATAACGCCAAAATCATGGTGGAGGGTTACCACTATGAATGGGTATCCCCTACCGACCTTGAATTTTATTCCAAACAAGCCATTGCACAGCATCTTTTTAGTCTTGAAATACCTCTTGAGAACATGTCGGCTCTCATCATTGAAACCATTGGCATTGGAGCCATTGTAGAATCTTTGGGCGCCTTAATGTCCGAGTTCAGCCGAGACATTGATGTCATGACATCAGAATCCATACATATCCCAGCCAGCCAACGCTTCCGCATGGTTCAAAGCCTGCTTGGATACTGGAGCGAGCAATACCAAAAGCAGGCTCGTGCCCTTAACATTGGCATTGACAGAATTGAAATATTTAATCTACGTCGTGTTTCTCGTACCACAAACCGCTATGTGCCTATCTTTAAGTCCAGAGAACTTGGCGACTATGGTCCTACAGAACGACTCTTTCCAAATAGTGATAAAGAAATTATCCAACTGGAAGAATCACCAATTGATAACTTGCGTGAGGATGTATATGTTGATACCGACCCACCAGAGGGTTACGTCAACAATACTTACTTCTAATGGACCTTAGGCGAGAACTAAGCCAAATACGACACCATTACCGTGAGTACACAAGGAACTACGGTGAGACGGTTGTCTGGTTTGAGTATCTACCTCATACCACCCCTGCCAGCGCTGGTTCTATCTATGATGACGTCTACGACGAAGGCATTGCAGGCTCAGGAGGTAGGAAATACAAAAGTGGTGTAGTCATTCCTGTACTGCTCATTACCGAAACGGAAGACCAAAAGAGGGCTATTCCTGAAGGTCGTCAGCCTGTAGAACTCACAAACTTTGTTGCGTCTATTGAAGACTTCAGAAACGCTGGAGTGACTGATCCTTTTGAGTATCAGTCACATCTCAATGACATGTTTCTTTATGATGGTCGTTACTTCAGTATTGCTACTTACCGTGTGAGGGGACGTTTGCGAGATGACGTTATGGTTGTTGTGGAAGGCATTGAAGTGTACATAAACCAAGAAATGCCGTTTGATACAGGTCCAGCAGCAATGAACACACAAAACCTGCCTTGGCCTACAACACTCCCTAATCTTTGATAAACTTAGAATAATCTTAGCGAGCGCTAAGGGGTCCAACGCCTAGAACTTAAGGATGCGCCATGATTGGCTATGATTCCCCCATACCCTCAAGTTCTAAATCATTTCTGTCAGGCGAGCCTTCCGTACTTACCCGTCTGATGAACCAGACCTTAAACCTTCCAACCATGATGGCTAGTGCCATTGCAGCGGCTGCCCAAGAGCAGGAAGATATCTTGCGTAAAGCCTACAAGAAGGCTGGACATAAAGAGTTAGCCAACAATGCTTCGGTTACTTACAACGTAATGGATTCAAAGTTTGAATTTAAGGCTTCTGGTGAAGGTGCCACCACCATTGAGTATGGTGACCTTGGAGAAGTCCCTAACCCAGTAGTGCGTACTACAGCAGCCCGTTCGGTACACAAGATTGAAAAGTCCATTAAAAAAGCATTAGATAAGAACCTCAAAGTATGAAAACAGGGTTCCTACTTGCTGAAGACGAGGCTATTAAACTTCGTTTTTCCAATATCAAGGTATCAGATGACCGTGATGTTAGTCGGGATGTCCAAGTGTTCTTTCGGTACCCTGAAGGGGAGACGGAACGCACGTACCCTTTTATCACTATTGAACTTATTGACATTATGCATGCCAAGAACCGCCAGCACTCTGAGGTCACTTTAAACACCCATCGTGCTGGTCACCCTAACAATCTCTCGTACTGGCCTAGTACATCCTCTGCAAGTGCTCCTAACCTCTCTGGCAGTGACCTATATAGCACTACAGAGTTCACACCTGTTGATATTCTTTACCAAGTTTCTACGTTTACAAGAAGTGCCCTACATGACCGACAACTTGCTTCACAAATGCTTACTACCGTAGTTCCTTTCAGATACGGTTCAATCCTTGTAGGGGCGGACGGAACGTCCCGAAGATTGGACCTTTTGGACTGGACTACAGCCGACCTTCTAGACCCAGAGGCTGGTTACCGTAAGCGTATCTTCCGTAAAATATACACATTACAAATGAATGCTGAATTAACAACCTCTGCACTAGTCGGACTCAAGAAAGTTCAATCTGTATCAACTACACTTGAACAGACCAATTAATTTGAAACCCTGTAAGACACCCCTGATTTAGGAGTAAACAATGGCATATGATCGTCCAGGAGTCTACGTAAGAGAGACTCCATTTACCAGTAATCTTGCTAGCCGTACCGCTACGTCTGTTGCCGCTTTTGTAGGTGAAGCAGAACGTGGTCCCGAAGTAGCAACTCTAATTAGTTCGTGGAATGATTACAAATCTAACTACGGAGAAATCTCCAACACATACGATTTGGGCTACGCCGTCTATCATTACTTTGCTAATGGTGGTCGTGATGCTTACGTATCACGAGTAATTGATACCACTGCTCTTGCTTCCACAACCACCTTTCAGGGAACCATTACAGGTGCATCAGCAGCAAGCACACTGTTTACTTTGAAAGCCGCTTCTAAAGGCGCATGGGGTGACCAACTTTCAGCGGTTATTACGTTTGATCCAAGCACTCTGACGGATCCAACAGGAACACCAAAGGTCAACTCAACAAGCCTGTTCTCATTGGCAGTTAACTTGGTAAGATCAGGTACGACTGTAGAAGTTGAGCGTTGGCAAGAATTGTCTTTTGACGCTACCTCTAGCCGTTACTTCAAGAGTGTTCTTGATTTGTACTCAGCATACTTTAAAGTTTCAGGAACACCAGCCACAATCTCAAGCAACGTCACAATTGCTGTAAGTGGTATCACATCAAGTGTTTACAGCAAGACACTTACTCTTTCAGGAGGTTCAGATGCCGTTAATGCAAGTGCTATCACTGCTGACACTGAGTGGGCAACTGCTGTAAATAACTTAGACATGGTTGCTGGTCCGTTGTTAATTAACCTTGTTGGACAAACATCCAGCACACGTGTTAACCAAGCCCTTGCATATGCAGCAAACCGTGCCGATTCATTTGTTATCATTGACAGCCCACTGTCAGCAGCAACAAAAGCAGATATGCAAACTGCAATAGCGGGCTACAGCACCACCAATGGTGCTTTTGGTGCAGTGTACTTCCCAGCATTAAAAATGTATGACCCAGCAAAGAGCGGTCCAACGGCTATCCGTGACACCTACGTAGGTGGTGCAATTGCTGGAGCGTATGTACGTTCTGAGACTCTTCGTGGTGTTGCTAAAGCCCCAGCAGGTTATTTCTTGGATCTACAAAATGTGTTTGGTCTTGCAGCAACGCTTTCTGATGCAGATCAGGGAACTTTGTACAACACTAACCATGTAAACTGTTTGCGTCTAATCCCAGGAGGCGGAACCATTATCAATGGTGCTCGCACCTTGGCAAAGAACCGCCCAGAAAAGTACATTCCAATCCGTCGCACCCTTTCGTACTTGCGAGTAATGTTAGATGCACAAACACAATTTGCGGTCTTTGAACCAAACGACGAGCGTTTGTGGGATCGCCTTAACGTATCTATTTCCAGTGTTCTTACAGACTTCTGGGCTAAAGGTAATTTAAAAGGTGTTAATGCAACTAGCGCCTTCTACATTGTTTGTGATTCGTCAAATAACACGTCATCAAGTATTCAAGATGGATATGTAAACATTGAGGTTGGTGTCGCATTGCAATACCCAGCCGAATTCATTGTAATCAACCTTACCCAGTCGGCTGGCAGCGGCTTCGCTGGAAACCTCTAATTCAAGGAGTTATCTAAATCATGGCATCAGCAACAGTACTTCGTACCGATCCACTACGTAACTTTAAGTTCCGTGTGCAAATCATTCCAAAGATGACTGGCAATCTTTCAAAAACCCTTAACGAAATTGGTGAATTGGGGTTTGCTCAAGTTAGTGGAATTTCGGTAACTAACGAAATCATTTCATACCGAGAAGGTGGTATGAACACCCACCCACACAAAATGGTTGCTCAATCCGATTTTGCTCCTGTGTCTTTTGCACGTGGAGCATTTAGTGGACAAGGGCAATTGTTCCAGTGGCAGAAGTTTCTCCATGCGTGGCTGGATGGCGGAGTAGGCGGCGAGGCTGGCTTGGCTAGTGGTGATGGTGACTACCGTTGTGACATCCTTGTGAAGGTTTATGACCATCCACATACCGCTTCCGAAGTTCAAGGTCAATCGGGATTGAAGTACCAATGGGATGGCAGCGAAATGATGGGCGCCATTGTGCCTGGTAAAGTAAAGTTTCAATTTAAACTTTACAACGCATGGCCTGGAGCGTACGCTTTGACTGACTTGAACGCTGGAGACAACGGCATTTTGATTCAGTCCATGACCGTACACCACGAAGGTTTCTATATAGACTGGGATGGATCAGAGAATTTGGCTATCAAATAAGTAAGTAATACAACCCAATACAAACTAGGAGTAGTACTAAATGGATACAAAACAACAAGCCGATGCGCTCAATGCTGCATTAGGTGATCCACCTCCAGAAATAACGGGACCTCCAGTAACACTTGTTGATCTTATTTGTGGTGTCTTTAATACAGAGACCAACTCATGGGAGATAGAGGCTGAAGTACGAGAACTCAATGGCTTTGATGAAGAGGCACTTGCTTCTTTGGATAGCAAGAACGTCGTCTATGCCGAATACATGACGGCGCTTTTGAAGCGTGCTGTTGTACGGGTTGGTTCCATCATTATTGAGACTAACCCTGCCATCATTGATGACCTCATCATTGGTGACAGAGATGTCTTGTTTCTTAAGATCATTGAAGCAACGTATGGCAAAGATCGTCAATACCAAGTGATTTGTAACACCTGCACAGCATCTAATGATGTCATTGTGTCTTTGGATGAGTTCACAAGGCGAGAAGTTGCTCATGACCCCAAACAACCATTAGAACACACCATTGCTGATGGCACCACTATTAAGATGCGTCTGCCAAATGGTATGGACAGCCAGTTAGTTTCTAAAAAAGCAAAAAATACAGCAGAACAAAATACCCTTATGCTGGCACGCTGTGTTACCTCTCCACCAATGAACAATCCCCAGCAATGGGCTAAGACATTGGGAATGAAGGATAGAAATGACCTTGTCAAAATCCTGCTGGACAGCCAGCCAGGACCTGAGATTGGGGAGGTGAATGCCCAATGCGCTACGTGTGGAACAGATTTAAATATCGTGCTTGATTGGGCATCCCTTTTATTTGGTTAACCTAAGTAATATATACTGGGAATACGATTTGATAGCCACGGTTTACAAGGGCTTTACGCTCAATGACATACAAAACATGGCAGTACGTCAAAGACGGTACTGGGCAAGCATGGGTAAATGGCGTAACTCTGGAGACTGATGACATATGGCTGAAGAAGAGCGTGGATTAGGTGATGGTGCTTTAGGAGGGCGACCAGCATCCCGTGATACCTCTGCGGTTACTGCCACAGTTGCTTTACGTTTAGACAAGTCGGTTGCGAAGTTGTGGATGACCACATACGATGAACTTACTGTTAAAGTCAAGAAACTTAGAAATGAAATCAAGGAACTAAACAAAGAAGCAAATAAAACCACATCTGCAATTGCGGGGTTAAGTAGTGGTGGAACTGCCACTAACGCATCTACATCAACTTCTTCGGCTATTTCCGCTGCTACAGAAGCAAGCAAAGCCAGTGTAACTCCCAAACCCTCTGGAGGTGGAGGTGGAGGTGGAGGTGGTGGAGGTAAAGGCTTAGATTCTCCTATGGTATCCGCTGCGGCTGCCGCTATGGGACCTGAAGCACAGGCTGCTTTGATGGCGGCTAAAGCAGCATTGAAGATTAT